TATGCGTAGGATTACAATTTATCCTGAAGTTTTTGCTTATCAAGAGACTTCGCGCGTTGGGGTCCGAGCCGTTTTGGACAATTACAACGCTTTCTTACAAGTGTTATGTGACAAGTTCTTGTCTGAAGATGAGGATGTCACATATAAGCGACCGATTGTTGAGGATACCTTAACATATTGGTTCCAATATCGGGCATGGAGGACGTACATGCTCGGTCACCACACTATCCCATCCATGTTGGAAGCGAAGGCGTTCCATACATGTCTAGGAAGCTAAACTAGAATACACTCGTGGGTTTGAGGGGTCGATAAACCTAGGATTGATTAAGTTGCTTTACTCCGATTGCGAAGTAGAAAAGACTTTTCGTTCCAATGGAATATTCAGATCTGCGAGTTCGTCTAAGTTAGTTGGGTATCCTAAGCTCACGCGTCAAGATATTGACTTGGCGCTAGAGGAAGGTCGATTGCCTTGGAGAATCACTAGCACACATAAGTTGTGCGGTTATAAGACCATTTATTTTATGTTCGTGCACGGTGGTGATTGTTATCGTGCTAGCCCGGAGAATTTAAGTCTGGCATTTCGCCGTCAGACTTGTGTTCGTGAACCGGACACACCTGGCTTGCATGAAGAGTTGTGTGGCAACCACAAAAGATTGTTTCTTGGTGCTAGAACTAACCGTCGCATGCGTGGAATGATGTGGCGGGCAATAGATGTCTTTCAAAGTCGTTTAAAAGATGGGTTGGATGTTATCAAGGATTGGATCAACGATGTTATGTTGTTGGCTGATATGCCACACGATAAACGTATGTTGCGTTTGAACGCGTTGAAGACACTAGACGACGCTGGTTTACTCTTAACAGAGTTATATATGGACCACATCAGGATTAAAATGAAGGTTCCTGAGTGGGCCAAGTATTTTAAATTTCCTCGCACGATCGGTGATTTTTCAACTGAAGGGTCATTGTTGGGCGGTCATATCACTCCACTATTGAAGAGTGTCTTTTCCAATCCTTTGATCTTTGGTGGGTCTAGATTTTGTTTTACCGAGAAGCCAGATCCTGAGGAGATGGCTGAGGTTCTTAATCGTCATGCTAATGCCAGAGTTAATATGTTCGATTTCCATTCCGATGACAATTGTGTCACTGTCATGTGTCACAATGCGGATGGCGCCCAGACACGCGTGTCTTTTAACGTTGACATATCCTCATGTGATATGTCCAACGGTGAGCCAATTTTCGCCTTTTTGCGCGAGATGTGTTCCTTTGATGCGGCATTGCTCCGCATCGTTGACGGCTTAATTAAGCAATGCAAACAAGATTGCATTGCTCGTAATCCCTTTCATTTGAAAGAGAAATTTCGTTTCAAAACAGAGAGGGTGGTTGAGTACTCTGGCTCATTATTAACAACATTGCTTAACAATGTTGCTTCATTATTAATTTCATTTAGTATTGACAGGTATTTCAAAACACACAAAGTCGCTCCATGCGACGCATGTGACAAAATCATCGAATGTGCGCGATCCATCGGTTATTTAGTCACGTGTGAAGCGTGGGGTGATAAGGTAGAAAACTCCCAGTTTCTGAAGTACAGTTTGTCTCAAAGCGGTGAGGTTTTCTTTAATCTTGGACCCGTTCTGCGTGGACTTGGTACACGCGACGGTGATTTCCCAATGGTTTATGGAAATCGTAAGGCGACCATCGTAGAGCGGTGTGAATATGCCATTCGTTCTGAGCTGACAGGTTATGCTAAATTAGGGGGTAATTCCATGGCAAACGCCATGAGGAGGAGATTCAGAGTAGCTGAAATCCCTGGGAACGATGACTTCATTCGTCGTCGGTACGGTTTGAGCGATGCAGAAATTGAAGTATTCTGTTCACTCGTTGCTGAAATCAAACCGGGTATGTATATAAATTGTGCAGCAG